CCGCATTGGAACTGTTTTAAGCAAAGCCCTTGAATCAGGTACTACGCCTAAAGAAGTTTCAATTATGGTAGATCAAGTTATTAACGATCCTCAACAAGCTCTTATTATTGCTCAAACCGAAATGAGCCGAGCCGTATCTGTTGCCTCTCGAAACCTTTATCAAGATTCAGGGGTTACTCAAGTTGAATGGTTAGTCGCAGAGGGTTGCGATGATTGTAAAGAAAACGCCGATGCTTCCCCTATCGGCATTGATGAAACTTTCCCAACAGGGGATACCGAGCCACCTGCTCACCCAAATTGTATGTGCGATCTTGCACCTTATATAGATACATCAAACCTCTAGGAGAAAAACAATGGCACTAATCCAAGCCAATAACACAGTAGGCACAACTGCTCAAATTGTCTTTACTGTTCCAGCAGGAAACCGTCAGAATGTTCCCGTTTATATTGACAATCTTGATACCGCCGCTATTTGGATTGGTGATGCTGGTATTACCGCAACAGGAGCAACTCAGGGAATCAAACTTGCCGCAAATGCAAGCCGTCAGCTTTGGTGCAATGGTGGAGATCAAATTTACGCCATATCTGTTGCTGGTACTGGCGCAGGACTTGTTGTAGTAACCGCATCGGTTTAAGGAGATACACATGGAAAAAGACTTTACTACCGCTTATGCCACTATTCTCAAATATGACGAGAATGAAGATGGAACGCTTATGGTCTATGGCAACGCTACAGATGACTCACTAGACCTTGATCAGCAAATTTGCGATCCTGCTTGGCTTGAAAAGGCTATGCCAGATTGGTTTACATCCGGTGGAAATGTTCGTGAAATGCACGGCCCTAACGCAGCAGGAGTAGCAAAAGAATATGAAAATAAGAACGGCAAGCATATTATTGGTGTTCATGTTGTTGACCCATTGGCAGTTAAAAAAGTTCAGACTCAAGTTTATCGCGGATTCTCAGTAGGCATCAAAGCGCCTCGCGTAGTACGCGACACCAAAGCCGTTAATGGTCGAATCATTGACGGTTCAATTATCGAAGTTTCTCTAGTAGATCGCCCTGCCAATCCCAACGCTAAGTTGATTTTGGCTAAATCGGTTGATGGAGAAAGCACTCTTGTTCGGGTTGAGGAAATGCACGAATTCAAAGCTCCCTTGCCTAGCGAAGTGTTTAAGAATATCAAGACCGAGAAAGGGTCAAAGATGGAAACAATTAAGCAAATCACGGAATTGGCTAAGTCTTTGACAAGCGACACCGTGAAATTTGATCAAGATTCATTTGATGCGGCTCGCCGCGCTATTGCTCAACTTATTATTGTTGAGGCTGGCGAGATGGCTGCTTCAAGTGATGAAACCTATTCGCTTAACCAACTTATTGAGGTTGCTAATCACCTTATGGCTTGGTATCAAGGCGAAGTTCAAGAAGGAGAAGCAGCACCTATGTCAGATATTGAACTTTCTGCCGAGGCAGAAATTGTAAAAGAACCAAACTCAACTGCTGGTTGCGATTGCGTTGGTTGCAAGTCCTGTAAGGGTTGCGACTCAAAAATGTGTGCTGGTCATACAGACACTATGAAAGAAAAATCTGCCGTTGGTCATAAGTGCCTAGAATGTGGATGCGATACATTTGACAATTCTCATGGTCGCACCGATGTAACTACCGCCGAAATGATTGATCTTGGCACAGAAAAGTCTGTCGAAGCAGATTCAACTGTTGATGCTACTGCCTTAATTGCAGAAGCAATTGCAGAACAAACACCAGAAGTTTCTGAGGCTGAAACCTCAGAAGATGAGGGTCTAAAAACTCTTGTCGCAGAAGCCGTTAAGAGTGCTATGGATAAGTTTGAAGCAGAGAAAGCTACTTTAGTTGCTGATTTAGATTCAGCGGTTGAAAAGGCTTTAAGTCTTGAAACTGAACTAGCAACGGCGTTGGAAAAAACAGTTGCAGGTGGGCCAAAGCGCACCGCAACAAAATTATCAATGGAAACTCAGAACGCGCATATTGTTAAGGCTTTGACTCTCAAAGCTAAAGCAGATGCTTCGACTGATCCAATTCTTGCTAAGGGTTATCTTGAATTAGCAGCAGACGAAATGAACGCTGCCGGATTCTCTGGCAAAACACTCTAAACGAAAAGGAAATAAAATAAATGGCAACAGCCCAAGAAATGTTTGGCGATTCTTCGCCAAAAGACTTGGCAGTAAAGTCAGAGGCTTTTGATACCGCCCTAAAGAGCGCAACATCAAACCCTAATACTGACCCAATGTTCAAGCAAAAAGTTGATGCAGGACTTCCACAGGCTTTCTCAAAGGCTACTGGCGCATCAGAACAGATTGCAGCATTGCTTTCTAACAAGTCACTATCTGCCGATGCAGTTGCATCTTTGAACAACGCTCTCGCTGCTCAGACCGCAGATATTGGTAAGGACATCAGCCTTACTACACCACTTAGCTCATCTTTTGCCGCCTATGACCTAGAGGCTCCTGCTAAGTATCTCGTTCCAGTTCCAACTCCATTGCGTAACAAACTTCCACGCTCTAAGGGTGTCGGTACTGCACACAGAATCAAGAAAATTACAGGGTTCTCTAACGCCATTACCGGCACAGCGAACATCCATCCCGGTATTACAGAAACCACACAGAACAACTTTGCTGTAACTGGTTCTGCTCAACCTCTATACCTCAATCGCGGCCCTAAGATTTCTTATACCGCTTCAGATGCGATCTTCGCTTACAGTTCTTTCGGATTGTCTGATGATGTAACATTTGATGCTCAGTATTCTGGTCTTGGATACCAAGATTTGATTGCTACATCTGCTCGCACACTTCTTTACTCATCTATGCTTGCTGAAGAGCGTATGCTTTTGATGGGTCGCGGAACTACTGCAAACGGATTCTCTGGCGCTCTTACTGCTCCAACAATTACCGCAACTGCTCGTACCGCTGCCACAGGTGAGACACCTATCTCACTAGGCACAAAGGTATGGGTCAAGGCAACTTCCGATGCTGGTTCATTCGGTGACTCTGTTGTTTCATCTGTTGCTTCTGCAACCCCAGATGGATCAACTCAGGTTATTGATGTGGTTGTTTCTACTCCAATCTCAGGCGCAATTGGATACAAAGTATTCTCTGGCGTTGGTGCTTCTGAACCTGCTGATACTGCAAAGTATTACCAAGGCCGTTCTGCAACAACAAAGTTTACCCTTCAGGGTGTTCTTGCGGTTGCTGGCGATGTTGCTTCTAACCACGCTGCTGATACATCTGCCTACACCGCAGGTTATGACGGAATCTTGAGCTATGTTCTTGGTTCACAGTCAGGTTACAACAACAACATTAACGCATCATTCTCGACAAGCAATCCGGGCGTAGAATTCCAGACTGCTTTTGCATCTATGTATGCAAACAACCTTGCTAACCCTGATGAGATTTTCTTAAACGGTGCTGATCGTAAGCAACTTTCAGATTCCATCAAAAATGGCTCAACTGCTAACTATCGTCTAAACCTTGCTCAAAATGATGTCGGGGATTATGTCGGCGGTGCAGTTATTGGTGCGCTTCACAACGAAGTCACAGGAAAACTTGTTGATTTAACAGTTCACCCTTACCTTCCACAGGGCGTTGCACCAATCTTGTCGTATGTCCTTCCATTTGAAAACTCAGAAGTTTCAAACCTTTGGGCTGCCGTCAATGTGCAGGATTACACATACCTCAACTGGCCTAAGATTCAGTTACAGAACGAAGCATCAACTTACTGGCGTGGAACATTCGTGTCCTACGGCCCATCATGGTCTGGCGCGGTTTCTGGTATCAAGGCTGCTTAGTTTCATCACGATTGAGAGCGCATCGCAAGGTGCGCTCTCTCTCATTAGAGAGGGCGAATAATGACAAAAATGATTCCACCAAAGGGTATGACAAGTATTTCAGTTGATACTCGATACGGCAAAAAAAGTAAGTTTGTTGGCAAAGATGGTTTACTTGAAATTAAAGACCCTAAACTTGTTAAAAAACTTAAAGATGAAGGCTTGGGAGTTGCTAGCGCAAGTGGAATTATTCAACACATTTCAACAGTTGGCTTCACCTGTCATAAGTGCGGCTTCGGTTCATTCTTTAAAAAATGCTCAAAGTGCGGAGAGATAAATGGCTAATGCCTTTTCAAATACAACCCATCAGTTCTCAACTCCTTATCTAACTCTTGCCGAGTATAAAAATGCGCCTACTGCAATTGATTTTGATAATCTTGTGTGGAATTCGCAAGACCCAGATGTTCAGGATGCGGAGTTAAGCAATGTCATTGCTAGAGCAAGCTCATGGATTGATACCTATTGCAACCAAGTTCTTGCAGCAACCACCGAGACAGAAAATATGCGAACAAGAATTACCCAAGATGGAACACTTAGAATCCATCCAAGATACAACCCCATTATTGCTCTTACTGCGCTTAGTTACGGCAATCCATCAGCGCAAATGAACGCAATCACCGATCCATCTGTTGCATGGATTGAAGATTATCAAATTATTATTCCTGCCGGAAATCTTGGTTTTAACTATTCAACACAAGGCCCACTTCAATTTGGATTACCTGCTATGCCTCGTTCGGAGATGTTTGTTAATCTTCAATATGTTGCAGGTTACGCTAATGCCTTGATTGCTACCGCTACCGCTAGTGCTTCAAGTCTTACGGTTCAAGATGCTACGGGAATTACCGCAGGGCTTACGCTAAAGATTTATGACGGTTTTAGTTCAGAATTTGTTACAGTTGCCAGCACTTATACTTTTGCCTCAACAACAATCCCACTTGTTGCGCCTCTTGCTTATACTCATGCTTCGGGTGTATCTATTTCAGCATTACCGCCAGCCATTAAAGAAGCAGCGATATTAGTAACGACTTCCATGCTTAAAGTTCGTGGTGATAATTCAATGGTGATGAGCATATCTAGCAAGCCTTCTGAAATTTCAGGTTCTCAAGGAATTGGTTCAGAACTTAAAATGGCTCAAGACTTACTTATTCCTTATCGCAGAGTACGCTAATGCTGACAGGTCGCGCCGCCGTTCGATCCACGCTTGCAAATTTTATCAAAGCGCCAAATGTTGATGGGATCAATCAAGTATTTACTTCATTCCCAAAGCGTATTGATTTTCAAACTAATGCGCTGCCTTCTCAACTTTCGCGTACTGCCGCAGTTATTTTTGTTGAATCCGAAAAGGAAAATCGCCTAGCAATAGGTGGAGCTACAAACGGAATAAAGCGCGTTGAATACTCAATTGTTATTCAACTATTTCATCATTCTTCAGAGCGTAAGCCCGAAGATGCTATGGATGATTTTGACACAACAATTGACAACCTCAAAGAGAAGTTGCGCTCAGATCACACATTTGGCGACCCATCTAGCAACTTAGTCTGGCAAGGCGCTGAGCCTGCCATTGATGTTTCTTACGGCGAGCCTGTATCAAACGACGGCACATCCACCGAAACTTGGGCATCGCTTCGTTTTACCGTTACCCAAATGATTCAAGCATAGGAGCATCATGGCAAAACATAAATACACAGGGGAGTATGAAGTTACTTTCCCCTCAATCGCAACCGCAGTAAAGCCGGGCGATGTATTTGAAGCACCCGCAGATTTCAAGGCACACAATGTCACACCAGTTAAAACCACCAAGCCAACAGTAGGAGATGAAGAATGACACTAGC